CGCTTTTGGAATTTCCAGAGCCGATGTAATAGGTGAAGTCGATGGAATATTCCACCTCTTCCGGTGCTTTGCAGATTACGCGGTCTGTCATAGGGCGGCGGGCTTCGTTCATCAGATACGTTTGCATTTCGCTCATATCCTTTTCGCTCGGCATCTTGCCGCCGGTCAGCATGAAGAAAATGTACACCGTGCAGGCCACGTCCCGCGGGCTGACAGCGATTGCGCTCTCTACGTCCGACCGAAACGACATAGCCCAGAACTCGTAAGCGTCCTTTGGGCCAGCGCAGGAGTAGGTCGTGGGAGAAAGCCAGATTCTACGGGTCAGGCTGTCGTCGCTCTCCACGTCTGCGCCGCCGCTGCTGGTGTCGGTGTTCTCCACCGCCGCCACATACGGAATGGCATCAACCAGTGTATCAACAACACCGGGCGGAATGTCGTTGCCGCCCGCGCCTACCACTTCGGCCTGTGCCAGCACATCCACATAGGTCTTGCCAATGTCGATCTGTGCATAGTCCATTGTGGCAAAATAAACACCCGCGGCAGTTCTGACGCGGGTTCCTTGCGGGATCATGGCAACGGTTTTCTGAACGGCAGACAGCGTAAAGCGAACCGTCACCGTTGCATAGGTTGCCGGGGTGCGCTTCACGCCAAACGGCAAGCCCATGTTGTCCAGCTCTGCGCCGGTCGCTGTTTTCAGCAGCGCACAGCGGGTGCGCTTCTCCGCAATCTGAATCATCATGTAGTACAGCTCCGTCATGCTTTTCAGGGTAAGCATAATCGGGTCTGCTTTGTTCAGGGGCGGGGCCGTACCGTTCACGGCCTTATAGTTCCGGGTATAGATTTCCGTCACCAGATTGCTTACATCCTGCAACGTAAGGTTTCCGGTAACGCTGTACTCCGGTATATCGGCAAACTCAGCAATGTTAGACAATCTGCACCACCACCTTTGGCCGGATGCGTCCTTGCTGGCTGTGGCTCGTTTCATACTGCACTTCCAGCACTTCCGCCCGCGGCTCGTACTTCTTTGTTTTGCGAATGATCTCTGCTGTAAGCACCGCCTGTGCAGCTTCGGCGGGCAAACTCAAACATTCCATGTTCAAGCCAAACTCCCGGTCAAGGGCTTGTTCTCCCTCTTTGCTGCCATAGAGTGTCAGCAGACAGTTGTAAATATCCAGTTCTTCGGTTTTGCCAGACGGCTCAATCTCAACGTCGAAGCCGCCAAGCGTCATAGTTTCCATATCGTCGCTCACGGTGCGTATTCCTCCAACGTCAAAGTAACCTTACCGTCTTTCAGTCCCCAGAAACGATGCACCGCACCCCATCCCGCCGTCACCTTTGTCAACTTGAACGGATTCTGCGACATAGGTTTGTTGTTCAGGATGAAGTAGTCAATCGTTCCAGCTTCACAGTGCTTCATGAGTGCGTCAAAGATTTTGCGCGGGTTCACGCCCAGCTTTGAAACCAACTGGATTTCAAACTGG